TTACTTAATATCGTGATACCAACGTGTCTCTGTGAAATCTTGGAAGCCGCCAGCTGTATTACCTTTTGGATCATTTGTTGCTCTCATTAACACAATTACAGATTTCCCTTTTAATTGGGCTAGGTCAAATTCTGTTTTGAATCCGACTTGATCATAAGACAACCCGAATGCTTTTTTGACATCTGGACGAGCAATTGGCTTCACTTCTTTTCTAGCCAGTTCTTTGTTTTTCACTCGATCCATAATGATGATAAACTCGTGATTGGAAACTGTTGTGTGCCAACCTTCAACAACAAGCTTAGTTCCCACTGGTCCAAAACGATCTAAATGAGCTTTGTTTTGTGGGAACTTTGGATCTTGAAGAATCGAGTATCTTCCACCAGCTGTTGTTGGATCTACTGAAGGTTTAGAAGGAGCGGGAGTGCTTGGTTTTTGCGTGCTACCAGATGATTTGACTCCAGCGTATGCGTCCCAAGCCTTTTTATCACCGTAGAATACATTCAAATCTAATCGGCCACCCCAACCGTTCAATCGACCATTTGATGTGTATTGATACATCGCTGTCGATTTCCAGTAAGGAGAAGTGGGAGGATTGGGCTGAGAGTAACCTTGTGGCACATCAGATCCGTAGTTAGCTACCCACAAAGCATAATCAGCATTTGCAATGCTGCTAAAGTTGTAGCTGTTTAGAACGGCTGTATACGTATAAAACAAAGGTTTCATACCCGTCTTACTTTGTACGTGATCTAACCAAGCTTTCGCCCATGCGACATCACCTTTATTGTCAGATTCCCAATCTAAAACGAGAATTGCCTTTCCGATATATCCTTGAACATTCTTCAAAAAGAAATCTGCTTCTTGTTGTGCTGTTCCTTGAAAGCCCAACTCATGTGCATAATGGTAGACAGCTACTTTTTTCCCACTTTGGATTGCTTGTTGAAAAGCTCGATCACAATCCGGATTCACATACCCGGTTCCGCCAGTAGCTTTAATGATAACAAAGTCGGCAGCTACTCCATTTGCACCTACGTTGATTCCTGATTGCCAACTGGCAATATCGATTCCATTTAATACCATTTATTTTTTCCTCCTTACTGGATATTGTTTTCTTGATCATCTTTATCTGTACCGCTGTCATCAGAATCATAATTATTGCTAACCACGTTCAAAAGCACCCCTGACAACGTAGCAAGCGCCGTAATTGTCCCCACAATCACTTTTGTATCAAAGCCGTACAGTCCGCCTAAAGTAACGATACAAGCGGTAATTCCCGGCACTCCGATAGTCAAAAAACGCTTGATAAAGTCGTACTGTTTGTTGCTTAGTTTCATTGTTTTACCCCACTTTCTTTAAACAATGTTTTAATCTGTTCCGTGTGTTCAATTAATCGCTCGTTGTGACGATCTAAACGTTCATCATGAGTCTTCAGCTCATTGTGGATAGACACACGATCAGATTTACTCATCTCTAAATCACGATTGATTAAGTCTAAGCTGTGTGCCATTTTCGTTAGATTGTCCGATATTTTAGTGAAACTTGATAAAATCGGACGTATGACTAACAAAATCAAACCGGCAATTGTGGCAAACCACCCCGCCCATGTGGCGATTTCTCCAATATTTAACATTTGCACTCCCTCTTTACATCAAAATAAAAAGCCCCGTCCGAAAACGAGGCTAAAAAAATAAACCTGTTAAGGTTTTCCAATAATTTGATCAGCTTCTTTATCAGTGATACAAAGTGGCACGAACTCGCGTACTTGATCATCAGTGAAGCAACCCCAATCGTACATCATTTTCACATCGTCAAAATTAAACATTCGTAGCACCTCCGATTTGAGCTTTGATCGATTCAATTTCTTTATTGATTGTGACATCATTCAACATCAATTTAGCATTCAATTGCGCCATAGAATCAGTTTTAGCAGTTAATGCTTCATTTGATTCTTTTAGCGTTGTGTTATCAACTTGAAGTCCTGCAGAAAGATTTTCTAATAATTCAAGTTTCTTAGAATAATCTTGAGTAATTGCCTCTTCCCATTTATTTTCAGTGAAGTTGAAGAATTGAGATTGTGGATTTTCCAATTCTAGCGGTAAAACTGCTACAAACGGCAACAATACTGGAAAATCATCTGCTACTTCGTGTTCTTCAAAACCTAGCGGATATAATACTTTGTAAATTGTTTTCATCGTTTTCCTCCTTTAATAAGGGTCTCTTGCTAACCAGCAAAACGAACCTGTTAACCACGCATCTTTTACGACATTCTCTGTGCAAATAATATTATTAAGCGTTGATGGATCGAAAGTTAGCAAATAAAAATTGCCGCCAGAGTTCCAGTACATTCGAGTCATGTTAATCGGCGCTGCCCACGATGGAACATCAAACCAAACAGCTTGATTATTTTTCGCCGCTGACAATTGAAACGAACCTGTCAGATAAACGATATCTCCTCTTCTGTACAGTTTCATACTGCCGTTCGAAATAACTGAAGCATTGTTGTTTTTATCTACTGACGCATAATCATTTACTGATTTTGTTAAAAC